ATCCATGAAGCCATTGTGTTGAAAGCATCTTGATGTAGATGCCGACTTCCTCGTCTGTCATACCCATGATTCCGATCATGAAGTCAGCCGCGTAAAATTGAAATGCTGGTGATTTGCTCATATTTTTGGTCAATAAAAATCCCGCCATCAGTAGCAGTACTCACCTGCATCATCCTTAGAATCCGCAGAACTGCGCCCAATGGCGGGGAAGTTATTCAGCTTGTAAATCACGGTGAGTGTGTGATTCTGTCGTTGCCGACGCGCAAACTTAGCGCATCGAGGTCGTTTTCTCAAGCAATCATTTTCGATTTGGCGATTTGGTCGATCATGCCCTGGAGGTTTGCGCTGATCTCTGCTGCCTCCTCGCGCCCTTTCTCGGTGAGGATGTAGGTGTAGTAACTGTGCGGATTGGTGAACTGCTCATGCTTGATCTTGGTGATGTAACGCTCGTGACCTTTCCAGCCTTTGAGGTAGCGATGGTCGCAGCATTTTTGAGATGCATGTTGCATGTCGCCCGTCCTCACTGGTGTGTCGTATTGCGCCAGCTCCAGCAAGAATACCGATCGGTAAATGCTCATGCCGTAAATCAAATGTTTGATTTGATCGCGTGACATGTCGCCTTTTGGCGTGCGGATGACTAGTTGTAGTAGTTTTAGTGGTGTCATATTAGAAAAGTGTAAGTTGTGCTTTTGCATTTTTCAGGTTTTCGCACGCTTGTTTGAAATATGATTCTTTCAACTCGCTGCCGATAAATTTCCGATTCAGCGATAGTGCGCCGTATCCTTCACTTCCGATTCCACCAAACGGAGAATAGACAGTATCGCCTTCATTGCTCCATAGTTCAATCGCTCGTTCGATCACATCAAGTTGCAACGGGCAAATGTGTCTCTCGTCTGCATTGTCACGCGCGCCCTCTTTATTCAGCACTCGCCCTTGGTCAACTGTCATCCATACGGGTGACGCGACTTCCTGCCACCATTCAACGGGATATTTACTACGATCTTTGACGACTGGTTTCTCGCTTTCTCCTTCTTTTCTGAACACTAGCAAATAATCAGGCGCGCCCACTCTGGATGCACTAGAATCGGTGCATAGCGTTTTGTGAAGCAATCCGTGTGCTTTTGTTCGTTGCATTTCTGTTACTGGTGATTTCCAGATTGTAATGCGAGAATGAAACAAGAATCCGTTGCGCCAAAATGCGCGAATGATTTCACCACTGAAATCTGTAAATTCAATTCTTCCCGTTTTCCATTTTGTCGAAAGCAAGTCAAGGCAATGAACTGCTACTTCGCGTCCCGGAACCATGACGCGCGCCAATTCTTCAATCAGTATCTCAAAATGTTTCGTAAATGCGCCTGTGTCCTCGCAGTTGCCCATATCTTGTGGGTCATCTGAATATGTGAATAAATCAGCGAAAGGAGGAGAGAATACGCAAAAGTCAATACTGTTTGCTGGTATCGTTTTTGCAACTCGCACGCAATCGCCATGGTGCATTGTCCAATTCTCGGTTTTCTCGGTGTTGATATCTGTTTTCATTTTGGTTTGCTTGATGTTGTTTGTTTTTAGGTATTGTCCCGCAATCTTCATTTTTGATTGCATTTCTTGATGCTGTTGTATTTTGCGCTGAATGACTTTGACGATCTTCCCTTCGGTTGATGCTTGCACTATGTATGCGTTCACTGGCTTTGTTTGTCCGAAACGATAGGATCGACGCAAAGCCTGATAGAAGTCCTCGAACGAATATGATAAACCGACAAATGCTACGTTATTGCAATGCTGCCAATTCATCCCATAGCCAAAAACCGATGACTTGCTGATAATCACGCGTATTTTGCCGTCAACAAAATCATCAGCGGCTTGCTCCTTTTGCTTTGCGGTATTGCTTCCCCGAATCTCTATTGCATCAGGAATCATTTCAGCGAGTTGCTCCGATTCATCATTTGTGTTGCACCATACGATCCACGGCTCATCTGATGCGTTCACAAGATCGGCAACTGCTGCGGATCGGTCGCGACTAGTCATGCGCATCTCTTTGTGCATCGTAGTTGCGCTCATTGTCGGATTGCGGAAAAGCTCTCCATCATCCGCGCCTTGTGAGTCATCAACCATCACAGTGATTGTTTCCATATTGAGTGGAGGAAGCTCATACGCGCCATCGTCAAATCCAATGTCTGAGGGCTTCGATACGCAAGCTGCCCAAGACGCTAGCCATGCCCAGAACTCAGAATCAGCGTGCTTCTTCAATCTCCAGTCTCCGGTATTGAATGTGTCATTTATGAAGAAAGTGCAAAGCATCTGAGCTGGTGTGCAAATGCCTAAGAAGTCAGCGTGTTGACCGAACTCAGTGTAGTCGTTTGGCGAAGGAGTTGCTGTGCAGCATAGCTTGTATGGTGTGTTCTCAAAGCATTCTGTCAGCTTTCGTCGAGTCTTTCCAGTAAATGATTTTAGGATGCTGCTTTCATCAAGAACAACTCCAGCAAAAATAGAGCAATCAAAGTGATCGAGCTTCTCGTAGTTTGTGATCCAGATTCCAGCACTTGTGATGTCGTCTTGCGATTGTGCTACTTTCGCGACGATACCAAACTTCTCAGCTTCACGAGATGTTTGATGCGCTACTGATAGCGGAGTGAGAATCAAAACGCTTCCGTTCGTGTGCTGGCATACTTGCCATGCCCATTCCAGTTGTTGCGCGGTTTTTCCGAGTCCGCAATCTTCGAATAGTGCTGCTCGTCCTTGTTTCACAGCCCATCTCACAACGTGAGCTTGCCAGTCGAAAAGCGGAGCGGTTAGTGCGAGCGGGTCAAATCCATGCGATTGCGCACGGCGTGTCTTTTGTTCAATGAATGAATCGTAATCAATTTCGTTTGTTCTCATTTTAATAAACAGGTTCGCCGATGGGACTGCAAGGAACACCCGACTATTAGTCGGCAAGCAATCGCACATCGGCGCATTTTGTTTTTCTGTTATCATCTCGGTGTTCACGAGTGGTTGCATGGCAACGCGCTGAAAATGCCGCATTGCCGTGAATTGTCAAATAAATTTTCTTCTGTAAAATTCCGCGATCAATGCCGCGTCGATAAATCCTTCGTGAGCCTTCTTGCTGCGCGGTGTTGCGAGCCAATCCTCGTCTGCCCATATTTCGCGAGCTTTTGCCCTTGCATACGCTTTTGTCTCCCCTTTCGGCACTTTACCCAGCATTTCTGCCTGCCATGTCCTAGGCGCAATTCTGACGTGATTGATGCCGTATGATTCAAGGATGCCGCGGATTGCTCCGTAGCAGTCCCACATGGAGCAGAGAGCGAGAGTGCCTGGCGAGTGCTTGCTCGGCGTTTCGAGTGCGACCGCGATGTCGTCGGTGCGAGTACATCGCACGATCCATTCGCAGACTGCCGCAGCGTCACACTCTCGGCTCCTGTCGCTAGGTCTGGTCGGCATGAGGATTTTGTCAATCACTTTGCCATGGTAGGCTGAGATTGCCACCAACGCTCCGCTGATTCCGTTGTCGATGCCGATGATGAAATCTGGTTTGTGTGTGTCTTTCATTTTGTTTGTTTGTCGGTTGATCCAACTATCGCGCCGCAATCGATGCAGGTGAGTCTGCCGTTGCGCTCCATCGGTGTTCCGTATTTGCAGACAGGACAGTCTGGCAGATCGGCAAAGCTCGGAGGTGCGTGAAATGCTTGCCCGTCTGGTGAGTGTGCATCCTTGATAATTGGGATGCTCTGCATGTCATATTGTCGTTTCATTTTGTGTCGCTTCATTTTGAGTAGTCTTTTTTCACAAATCTTCTCCAGTGCGCGTCGATTCTCCGCTGCACCACGTCCCTGTCCCGTTCGTCGTTGCGCTTTACCGCCGCCGCGGTGATTTTGATGGCAAGCCGTTCCTCTTTCGGCGCGACTTGCCACCATTGACGGAGCTTCTCAAGTGTCTCCGTCTCACCCATCAGAGCCGGATTGCTTCTAGGATTTTCGGCATTTCCTGTTCGTAGTCTGCCGCGAATGCCAGCGCGGTTTCCTTGATTTTGTCGGTGTAGTCATCCCATGGCACCGGCAGGATTAGCGGTCGAAGCCCTGGGAAGAAGCTCATGAAATACCACGTCCGAATGCCGGTGATCGCCATCGAGAAATGCACCTGTGGACGATACTTGGCAGGAAGCACGCCATCGAGCAGATAGTCGACATGAGTGTCCACGCTCGGACACTTGATTTCCAGCCCGTGAACAACTTCGTCGATCATGAACAATCCATCAGGCGAGCAAGCCAAACACGGGTGAAGCATGGATTGCAACATGCCAACGGTGTCGACTGCGTGACCGGTGATCTCCGTGAACTCATCGCGAGCAATCGGCTCGTGGTCATGCCCCCATTGCGTCGCAGCATTGCCTGCAAAAGCATGAGGATCGTCGATCAGGCACTCACGAGCTAGTTTGCGCATGAGTCCTTTCGATGCCGCTGCGAGCTTGCCAGTTGGCGTTATGATACCAGCCGCCTGTGATGCAGTGAGCTTGCCCTTGCGAGCGTTGAGCCACTCCTCGGTGCCTTGGTCGATGTTGATGATGTGGTAGTTCATGCCTCCTCCTTTCTAGCTGCTAGCATTGCGTCGGCAATTTCGTATGCTTCACAAGCGCATCGTTCAGCAGCGGTTTCCAGTCGTGTGAACTTATCACCTTTCATGACAAATCCTTTTTCAAGGGTTCTTTTGCCGCCGTCTTGGTCATACCATTCGGTTGTCCCGTCATCTTTGGCGATTATTGAAGGCAAAGCCGCCGCCGCGAAATAGTCGCGTAGTGTCATGCCTTGTTCAGCGTAATATTCTGACGGAAACGCCAAGCCGCCATCGTCAATCTTGCTCACTCCTCACCTCCTTCCTCGGTCGTGGCTTCGATCGCTGGCAGCATCGGTGCGAACGGGTTGATGGCTTCCGTGCGCACGGTCGGCGTGACGTTGCGAGCTTGTGCAACGTCCAGATCGTAGTCTTTCTCAAAATGCTCGCGGATTTCGGGCGAAAGCTCAATCCATTTAGATGCACGGTGAAACGCTGTCTTTTTCGCCATTTCATCGAAGTCTGTGAGCCAAGGATGCGACTTGTTGTATTGCATCGCTGACTTGTAACCTTGCGAACGATTGCGGATTTGCTCTACTTCCTCGCGAGTCATGATTTCGCACTTTTCGCCGCCGTCCTTGAACTGAATCAGGCAATAGTAAGCGTAAGCCTCGCCCCTTGGCTTTTTGTAGTCGATGGTATGACGTTCGACCTTGCCGCGATTTACGACGAACTCGTCGCTGTCACAAACTTTGTCGGCATGGATGCTGGCAATGTTTCCGCATCGCATGGCAAGCTCAACCTTGCCTTTGTAGTCCACGACTAGCTT